CTAACTGTTCCTCCTAAGTCCGCCAACCTGGCGTTCTAATTGCTCCATTACCTTGCGGGTCTCATTAGACCAGCCCTGAGGAGCTGTTAACTGGCGTCTTCGGTCTGCTTCTCTTGCTGCCGCCACGAGGCTTCCATGCAGTACGCGGCGCTGGATCTGGTCCAGGCGTTGTTCGGCCAGATAATAAGGGATGCGGAAATGCTCAGCCAGAAAAGGAATGGCCTCCGGCCGCTGATCCGGAAGGTTCAGCTTGGCGAACATATAGAACGGCACTGCCGCATACAGGACGAATTGATCGGCTTCGGTCTCTTGAGCACATCGGAATAAGGCAGGCATAGACCGCTGATCGCCTGTATGCCGCAGTACGTGGCAAAGCTCGTGAAAGAAGACGACTCTTGCCGTCAGGTCATCCGCATGCTTGTTCAGAAAAATAACCCGGTCTTCATTGTCAGAAAAAGAGGGACAATCCTCATAAACCAGTTCTATGTCAAATGCTCGGGCAATGTGCTCAATATCATGCTCTGCCAAGCTAACAATTCCGTGCTCGAGATATTTTGCGGAAATCCACTGTTCCAGCTCTGTCTCCTGATAGTAGGAGTATAACATGATATCACCGCCAAAAGGGAATGTATGTTCGGGGTAAAGCGTAAAAGAATAGCCCTGATTGAAAGGGCCTTTCAGGCATCACTTCTTATGCCTCAAAAATAAGTATTCGACATATAGACGTGAATTCCTCTAATTTTGTTCCTGGTCTTGGGCCAGGATTTTTTTCTTTTGTTCGCGATAGGCTTTGAGCGCTGCCTCCATCATCGCAATTTCATCAGCCGTGTAGCCGTCCGGTCCTCCGTAAAAAGACAGATTCATTTCAGCCTTGTTTGCCGCATTCAAGGGTTCTTCGGTTCGCCCCAGTAAATAATCCGCACTTGTATCCAGCGCGTCGGCAATGGCTCTTAACGCTTCGGGATCCGGCTTGCGGTCACCGGTTTCGTATCGAGAAAACTGAACCACGGTCAGGCCGGCCTTGGCCGCCAGCTCCTTCTGTGTCCTATTCAGTTGTTCTCTTCTCAGCTTGATGCGCTCTCCCAGATTGGCCATACTATCTCCTCATTCCTAATTTAGATGATTATATCACTGGATTACCAAATTGGTAAATAGATTTTCCTTATTTTAGGTTAATCGGGAGTTGACATTACCAAAATGGTAACATAGAATGAAGAAAAATACCAATTCGGTAATTGGTGTTACCAAAATGGTAATTAGATCGAGTGATGATAATCAGGAGGGTTAGCGATGAGCAGAAAACGCAGCTACCATATGACCATGGTGTTCCATGGATTGCCGATTGATATCCCTGCTACCCGGGCCGCGGTAGAAGAACGTCTCGAAGAGATCCGTCAGTTCCGTCAATTCGGACTGATTCGAAGGGAAGCCGCTTTGACATTCAGCTATGAGCCGAGATTCCATGGAGCAACCCATGTTGTGGGCCGGCCTGCGGAGCAGGCTGCTGTGGGGAATGCGGATCGGGAAATGGAGCTGCGGAAGAAGTCCGAGCTTCTGGATAAAGCTATGGAGTCCCTTAACAAGATGCAGCGGGAGGTGATTGAACGGAGCTACTTTGATCCCGAGGGAGAGTATGACTTCATTAGCTGCGGAGAGATGGGAATCAGTGACCGGACATATCGAAGAATCAAGGCCGAGGCGATTAAGCTGCTTGCGGTGGCCATGAATCTGGAGGTCTATCTGAAGGATGAAGAGAAGGAGTAGAGGCAGTTAAGAATAGAGACAGATTAAGAATAGAGGCGGATCAAGAATAAAGGCAGATCAAGAATAGTAACAGTTCAGGAATAGAGGCAGATTTTTACCCAGAGATTGTTTGTCCAGACCGGCTCATATGCCGGTTTTTTATTTTTAGCAGGAAGTCTGCCGATGCGATTTTTTATGCTGCCAAGCGCTTGGTCGGTGTGGTATTGCGAAAGCAAAGAAAGGGTTTTGTACGTTTTTTCGTATAAAGGTGATGCGGTTGGACTAAAAATGATGCCGTTTGTACGGTTTTCCACACAAAATCTGCAGATTCAAGGGCTAGAGAGGGAAATTTGTATGGATTATCGTACAAAAGTTCAATATCCGTGTGCCGTAAGGAAACTTTTGTACTGATTTTCGTATAAAGTTGAGTATTGCAGTTAAATCTAGTCTGATTTGATCGATGAAAGACCTCAGCATATGCGGGGATAAGCGGGGATATCGGGGTTAAAGTGATGTCATGCCTGCGATTTCCATACTCATTCAAAGATTCATAATCAAAAAACAGAACGTGTGTTCCTGTTTTTGACCTTCGAATGTCCCGGACTTGTCCATGCAGGGCGTTTTTTCCGTGTTAAATTGATATTGTGGAAGTCGGATGGACACCCAGATTCATCTACCGATTATCCGGATCAAAGGAAGGGCCGCTGAATTATCAGCGGTCTTTCTTTATGGAAGGAGCGCAAGGAGCAGTGAGCAAAAATAACAAGAATCCGCCAGAGGAAAGACGCTTTGGGCAGAGCGAACCCGATTGGAGCCAGCCAGCATCCTGCAGAGGCTGTGTCTGGGGACGCTTCGAGGGGAGCAGCCAATTTTGCAGTCTGCCCAGATGTATTGCTGTAAGGGAATCGCTGCAAGGACAGGAGGTGAACGGTTATATCTGATTCATCCTTGGTGCATATTCGGGACAGGTTGCTGGAAAGCGTTCCGGAAATTGAGCGGATATTCATCGGAGCATTTCCGCTGGAATCACTCGTGGAAGGACCCGTAGCGGTTATTATTCGTCAGCCTAACTCATCCAGCGCTTGGAAGGGCTGGCGGGAAGAGAGTAAGCTTGAGCTTTGGGTTAAGCGCTCTGCGGCAGAGGAGCAGGAACTGGATCAAATCACGGCCAAAACAGCTTTGGTACTGGATCAGGCGCTGCTTCAATCCGGGCAGGGGGTCTGGATGACCCTAATTCAGGAGGCCTCCATTGAAGACAGAATCGACAGCGAGCTTTCTGTAAGAATCAGAACGTTATCGTTGGCCGCCATTTCTCCCAGACCATTAGGTGAAGCGGGAAGAGGGACTCGGGATCCTTGGCTGGAGCCGCTGATGAAGTGGAGCTCTGATCTTCTTGGGAAACATTGGAAGGTGTATGGAAGCGACTGGCCGGTGAAGCCTGAGAGGCCATGTATACTGTGGCGCGCCTCAGACATGAGCTTGACTCCGATTGGACGAGCCGGTTACCGATGCGCGAAGCAGTTTGACGCCTTTATTTTGGCAGAAGACAAGGAAGAAGAGGGCTATGGATTGTTGAAGCTGAGCGAGCATCTGGCCTCAACGGCCAAGTTGGCTCTGGATCCGGCGACGAGAAAATATGCGACTGTGAGCGATGTCCGGCTTAATCCGGCATCCGCTAATAACGGGTACGCTTTATCGGATCAGGGCGCGCTTGGTGTGACTCTGACAAGAAATGAGTCTGCGGCTTCTTCAAAAGAACCTGCTCCGCTTATGAGACAGGTTCACCACGCAACACAAAACTAATGGAAAAGGAAGGTGCAATAAATGGCAGGAGGAACATGGAGTTTAACGAATCAGCCGGTACTTCCCGGTTTGTATATGAATTTTGTAGGTGCAGCAGGAGCGGCAATTCAGCCGGGGGCTCGGGGCGTTGTTGTCGCGCCGGTCAAAGCGCACTGGGGACCCGTTGGGGAGTTTGTAGAGGTTACCAGTGAGACGGCCATTCGGGAGCTGTTTACGGAGGACGAGGCTGGAGGAGCAACAGCATTTACCACGCTGTATCTGGCTTTACTTGGAGGGCCGAATAAGCTGCTTGCTTACCGGATGGCTGACAGCACTGCAGCCCCAGCTCAGCTTGCTTTGAAGAATACAGAGACTTCGCCTGTAGACAGTGTACGGCTGTCCGCCAAATACCCGGGAGAGCGAGGCAATCGTTTTACCGTATCGATCCAGCCCAATTCCCTGATGACAGGCATCAAGGAGTTGAAGCTCTATGAAGGAGGCACGCTGCTTCGGACGATTTCATTGGGAGACGGAGAAGCCGAGCAAGCGGTGAAGGCGATCAATCAGGATTCCGGCAATAAGTGGATTGTTGCTGAGAAGCTGGCGGATGGAGTCGTTGATGACGTCACAGGCAAGATTTTCTCCGGGGGCTTGAGCGGAATTTCCGGCATTACCCATGCTGATTATATGGCCGCGACGCTTCAATTTGAGACAAGGGATTTCCATGTGCTTACGCTCGATGGTGTGAGTGATCCGGCCCTGCATACAAGTTTTGTAGCGTGGCTCAAGCGGGTCCGCGAGGAAGGGAAGGGGATTCTGCTTACACTTGGCGGAAGCGCAGCCTCGGATACAGCCGACAATGCCGTCGAACAGGCCGTTCAACGGAGCGCTTCCTTTGATTACGAGGGGGTCATTCATGTGGGGAGCGGGGCTAAACTGAACGGTCGAAGCTATTCCTCTGCACAGGTTGCGGCGTGGGCAGCAGGCTTGATTGCCGGGCAATCCTTGAAGGAATCGGCTACTTACGCGGTATCGCCGTTTGAAGACGTGACCCGTCGCTGGACGCGTTCCGAGCAGGAAGCGGGGGTGCAGGGCGGTGTTCTTTTGCTGGTTCATGATGGTAGACGCGTCAAGGTGCTACGCGGGGTGAACAGCCTGGTCACTTTGCGTGAGGGGCAGAACAAAGGCTGGAAGAAAATCCGCAAAATCCGGGTGATGGACCAGATCAACGCCGACCTTCAGCGGACAGCCGAGGACAATTACATTGGCAAGGTGAACAACACGGAGGAAGGAAGACTGGCGCTGATTAGTGCAGGCAAGCAATATTTGCAGGCCTTGGCGCTGGAAAATGTCATTGAATCTACCGGCTACGACGTAGCGCTGGATCCAAGATTTTACGGCACAGCTTCGCAATTTGAACCTGAAGATGATCAGGTGTATCTGGTATGGACAGCGGACGACACCGACGTCATGGAACAAATTTTCGGCACCTTCTATGTTCAATAAATTTCACTAACAATAAACCTTTAAGGAGGAATTTTGCATGGCACAATATCTTGATCCGAGCCGCATTATGATGGGGACGTTCGGCCAGATTTTTATCGACGGGGTATGGCAATCCAATCTGAATCATCTCGAGGCCAGCGTTGAAATGGACAAGCGGGAGATGAACCTGGTGGGGACCGAGTATACCGTATTCAAGCTGGGACGCAAAAAGGGAACCGGTACGATGAGCGGATACAAGGTGACTTCGGATATGATCTCCCGGGGCTTTCAGAAGTTCTCGATTATTCATAAGCTCGATGATCCGGAGGCCTATGGCTTTGAACGTATTCAATTGAACGGCTGTCTGGCGGATAAAATCCAGCTGGCCAATTGGACCGCCGGCGAGGAGGTTACGGAGGAGACTCCGTTCACCTTCGAATCGTACGAGCTGCTGGACCCTGTAACGGGGCCGTAATTGGAGTTAACGGAACGGAAGCACTGAATGAATTTAGATTTATCAGGGAGGATGAATAGAATGAGCAAAGAAACATGGAGTGAACAGGATATTTTGGACGGTCTCTTCGAGACGGCAACGAATCTGCCGGAAGAGGCCGTTTTTATTGGGCGCCTTGGTCTGCGAGTCACCCTGCAAGGGCTGACCTCCAGTAAAGTTGACTTGATCCGCGAACGCTGTACGATCCGCAAGACCACCAAGGGGCAGATGTCGGAGAAGGTGGACAGCGAGTTGTTCAATGCCGCATTGATCAAGGAAGCAACCTCGAAGCTGGAGGTTGTAAAGAAGCTGAGCGATGGCGAGAAGGTGGTTCCGCTGAGCGGTTGGGATGATGCCCGCCTCGTTAGCCGCTTGAAGCTTTCCGGCGGAGAAGAGGCTGTACGGCGGCTGCTGCTTGCCGGAGAACTGGACGCGGTTGGCGATAAGGTCCTGGAAATATCCGGCTTTGGCGTCGATATCGATGATGTAAAAAACTGATCGACTCCGGCGGCGTAACGGCCTTGCTGTACCATTTGTGGACACGGCACAGCTTGCGTCCCGGAGTATTCTGGTCGCTGCCCAAAGGGGAACGCCTGCTGCTGCGAGCCTTTGCGGAGAGAGAGCTTGAGCTGCAAGGCTGAGGATGCTCTCTCCCTGCTTATGCAGGCTGATCTTGTGCAATAGGGAGGTGGAACATGGCAAGCAATGAAGAAAAGCAACTTAAAATTGAAGTGGACGTTTCCGCTATTGAGCTGGCTGAGGAGGCCATGGGGAGACTGGACAAGCTGCTCGAACAAACCCAGCGCCGCGCCGCCGCACTTGGCAGGATAAGTGTAGCGCCATTCATTCTGCTGGAGCATCGGGCAACCACGGCCCTGGATCGGATCGAGCGCAGTCTGATGCGGTTGAATCGTACGAGGGTCTATCCGACCGTCACTTTAATCGATCAGGTAACCGCTGGCATAGAGCAGATTCGCGCATCGATGCTGAGCTTGACCGCTAATCCGTGGCGATTATCGGTTGAGGGGGTGAAGTGGGATGAGGTGGTTGGGGATACGTTTTTCCAATGGATAGATGGTGAAGGACAGGAAAGGCTCATGCAAATGTCAACAAAGCTGGGTGAAAGCCTGGGCAATGGAATTCGCGAGAGTATGATGAACTCGTTGGGAATCAACGGAGATCCGAACCAATCTGTTCTGCTGCCAATTTCTCCATTCGAAAGCCTGCTTGTGCCTAAGAATGAAACGGTGTTTGAAGAGGCAGGCAGGATTGCCGGAGAGCAATTTCGATATGCTTTTTTGCAAGCGGTTGGGGACATGCTTTCAATTAATTTGTTTGATGGTGGGGGATTAAATGGTGAACCTACGAGAACATTTTCTGGAAGTCGTGGCTCGTTCAAGGAGGATTCTGGGACCGTAGAGTGGATTCGACAGTTTGCAGTGGACAATGTTCTTGAAGGCGGCGAACAGATATCAACAGATATTCTAGACAAAAAACTCGCAGGATATGTTAGTGACTTAAACATACCTCCATCAGCAAAGAAAGCTCTAGGTTTAATGAAAACTGGATTTATTATCGATTTAGTCACTATTCTAGCTGCTGAACCAGGTAAAGAAAGGTATGAAGCAATAGGGGGAGCCTTAGGATCTGCTTCAATAGGATTTATCGGCACCGCGGTAGGTGGTCCACTTGTCGGAGTCCCAGCTGCTGTATTAGGTGGATATGGAGGGGAAGAGATTGGTGGTTGGATTTATGATACATCTATGATGTCCGACGAAGAAAGGAAACAATCAAGATATGCCGCTGAGCGATTAGGAGGCTGGTATCCAGATTTTCATGCAGAGGAGATGCTGAAAGAAAAGCCTCTTGGACTTTACTCTACTCCCAAAATTAATATTAAGCCCGATGTCAGTATCCCAAGAACACAACATGACCTGGATATTCCCTTTGATCCTGATTGGTGGAAAACGTATTATTTTTCAAATCGGAGTGAAGTACCAACTAATCGCGACTTCTCACTTAATAACTACCCTATTCCTCAAGCATCTGAGACTCCTGTTCAAATCACACTCTCCCCGGGAACGGTTAACTTGACGGTTCAAAAGGAAGAGATCAACTATGACCAAATCGCTAACGTGTCAGCCCGAAAGATTGCTAATGAAATCCGGCTTGCGATGCAAAACGTTCAATAGAAGGAGGGAGGAGCTATGGAGATTCATTTTGTAGATGGGAACGGAGCTGATTTCCATCTTCCGGTTAATCCTGAAGAGATCAGGATCAGCCGTGATAAGGCGTTAGAGACGATATTGATATTATCGCTGGGAGAGTTTGATCTTCCGGCTGGGGAGAGGGTGAAGGAAATCGCCTTCTCTTCTTTTTTTCCGGCGGTTTATGATTCCGGATATTGTAATTACAGCAGCCTTCCCGATCCGCAGGAAGCGATGAACCGGCTTACCCGCATGATGAACGATAAAAAACCGGTTCGCTTAATCATTACAGATACCGCTGTAAATGTGTTGGTCATGCTGTCTGCGCATCATTCCACGTTTCGCGGCGGCGAGCCTGGAGATGTTTATTTTGACGTGACTGCACGTACGTGGCGAGATATGAAGGTGCATACCCTTAACTCAGCTGGCTCGGGTACTTCATCTACGGATAGTTCACGTACCGACACCAAGCCGAAGGCCAAGACCTATACTGTAAAATCAGGAGACTCCTTATCCAAGATCGCCAAGCTAGAGCTGGGGAGCAGCGCGAAGTGGCAGCAAATTTATAGTCTGAATAAAGGGACAATCGGCAGCGATCCCAACAGGCTAAAGCCAGGCCAGAAGCTGGTGTTGCCTTCATGAGCTACAGCGTTATTTTACAGAACAAATATGATTTAAGCCCGCTGGTAGAAAATATAAGCCTGATCGATTCGCTCGATCAAATCGCTTATATGGCTACGATCAGCCTGGTGGTTACCCCAGATTTCCCGGTGATCGCGCCGGGGGATGAAATTCGAATCAGCGGTATTCCATATGGAAGCGTCGGGTCAAAGGTTCCGTTGCTGAATCCGGGTGTAGTGTGGGAAACGAGCAGTACGGCCAGCACAGCCAAGCATATCTCCATCACCGTGTATGACCGAACAATTTATTTGGCCAAATCGGAGGATGAATGTTTGTTTGCAGCTAACACCACAGCAGCACAACGCCTGCGTAAGCATGCTTCAAATTGGGGAATCAAGCTGGCAGAAGTTCCGGATACGAAAATCGGCTTAAAAAGGGCGATGTACCGCCCGCAAACGATTTACAGCATGATTCAAGCTGATCTGAGGGAGACAGCCAAGGGGGGCGGAGAATTATATGTCCCTCGAATGACTACCGCAGGATTGAGCTTGGTGAAAATTGCAGGAAATGAGCCCGTCTGGAAATTAGAGGCGATCGAAGAGATTACCCAGAGTCGAACCCTGGAAGAAGCGGCAACTCGCGTAAAGGTGCTCGGAACGGAGACCAATAGCGGAGAAGCTCCTGCCAAGGTTCTTGCTATAGCTGATGGACAAACTGCGGAATATGGCGTTCTTCAGATCATTGTACAGGAAGATGATGTGAAGACAGCAAGTGCTGCAAAAAGGTTAGCACAGTCGAAGCTTAAGGGAGTCGGCACAACCTATAGTGTAACTTGCCCTGATCTGAATACCTTGCGAGCCGGGGATAAGGTAATCCTGAATGGGACGGCACTGATCGCTGTATCTGTAACTCATCAACTAGGTGATCCGGGAAAAATGAGTCTGGAGTTAGCTGTTTTTGAGGATGTAAAGAGGAGGTATTATCTATGAGTATCGACCCCTATACGGCCCTCGTTGTTGCACTTAGGGACAACTCCCGTGATCAACTACAGGAGGGACTAAGCGGAGTCGCTTTAGAGCTGGGGACAATTACTTCTTCTGGGCTGAAGCTGGATCGGTTTAAGCATGAGATCAGTGATTATATGACCGCCGAATTTCCGGGGCAGCTTCGTATGCCTCAGCTTGAGCTTGCAGGCCGTATCGATCTGTTGGAGGACATCGATGGGAGCAGGCTTCGGGGGCAAGGACAGTTCAGCTTCGAGCCATCGGAGACAGAGGAGGTTTCTTTTCTCGTGCAATATCAACCGGGCGATCGTGTACTGGTCATTCCGCTAGAAGGCGGGCATGAAGCACTGGTGATCTGTAAGGTGGTGGGTAGAAGTGGCTGATTCGTTATTTCCCGAGAGTATGAAGGATTCCTGGAATGAAGGAATTGAAGCGGAAAATGAGAGTTCAGGGATTTCTTTCGGCAGAAGCTGGAGGTTTGACTTTGATCAAGGGGAGTTTGTTCTGACCCCTACACGCAAAATCGCTTCCTGCACCGGTACGGATGCCTGGATGATGTGGTGCCGGAAAGCCATTCGTACTCCGCGTTACCGCCATCTAATCTATTCCCGGAGCTATGGACAGGAACTGGATGAATTGATTGGAAAAGGCTATAGCCGAGCCGTTCTGGAGAGTGAAATTCAGCGGATGGTGAGCGAAGCTTTGCTGGTAGATCCGCGTACGGCGGATGTGGACGGTTTTTATTTTTCCTGGCAGGAGGCGGGGTGCAGCTTCACTTGTCAGGTAACGAATATTTACGATGAAGTGTTAAGGCTGGAAGGGAGTGTGGGTTGATGGCTGAAATGCCGGCTTTTTTGCAGGAGCAGACGGAAGAGAATATTATGCAGCGAATGCTGGAACGAGTGCCTTCGGATATCGATAAATCGGAGGGCTCTTTTATTTGGGATGCGCAGGCTCCGGTGGCATTTGTATTGGCGGAGGCGGCGGGATGGGCACAGCAGGTATTGGAAAGAGGGTTTGCCGGTACTGCATTCGGGGAGTATCTTGATCTTCGCGTAGCGGAACACGGGGTCACCCGGCGTGGGGCAGTTGCGGCACATGGCATTGTCCGGTTTACCGGCACACCAGGCAAATCGATTCCTTCAGGAGTGGGGCTAGCGACGCCAGCAGATGAAATATCCTCAGAGTCGTCGATTGAGTATGTGACAACTGCGGAGGTTACTTTGGACGGTGAAGGAGTGGGAGAAGCCCCGATTCGTGCAGTTGAGGCTGGGAGAACGGGGAATGTCCCTGCGGGTGTAATTACAGTCACGGCCACACCGATCAGCGGAATTACGGCAGTCGTTAATCCGGAAGCAACTACTGGCGGGACAGACATCGAATCGGATGAGTCACTCCTGGAGCGATTTTATGCCCGTGTTCGGAATCAGGGAACAAGCGGCAACAAGGCTCAGTACATTCAGTGGGCAGGCGAGGTACCAGGTGTGGGGGCTGTGCAAGTACAGCCATTATGGCAAGGGCCGGGGACGGTAGGCATTTATCTCTTAGATAGCGAAAAGCGTGCGGCTAATGCAGAGATAGTTGCCGCTGCTCAGCTCTATATTGATCCAACGATGGACGGGCAAGGGGAAGGCGTGGCGCCAGCCGGTCCGGTCGTTACCGTGATGGCGGCGGAAGAAGTAGCGATTAATATTTCTGTTAGGATTACATTGGCCTCTAGTGTTTCTCTGACGGATGTAAAGACCCGAATCGAGAATGGGGTAACAGCTTATTTGAAGCAACTTGCCTTTGTGGACACTTCGGTGCGGGTAACTCGAATTGCTGCCGTACTCCTTGATATCCCATCGATTATAGACTACGCGAACCTAACAGTGAACGGGGCTTCCGACACCAATATTGATATCAAATTCGGACAGGTTGCCGTGCTTGGGACGGTGGATGTGCATGAGTGAGTTGGTGATTGTGAGTCCGATGGGCAAAGAGATGTTCTCCTATTTGCCCGGCTATTATGAATCATCCAGGGTCATACGCGCCGACATGCAGGCCAAAGGGATGGAACTGGATGCGTTGTATCAAGCAGTGAATGAAACGCTGGATCAGTTCTTTGTACGGAATGCTACCTGGGGCTTGGATCAGTGGGAGCGCGAACTTGGAATTGATACAGATCATTCTAAACCGATAACGCAACGACGCGCTCTGGTCGAATCCAAGCTTCGTGGAGCTGGTCAGTTCTCTGGCCGACTTGTCAAAAGCGTAGCAGAGGCTTACGACGGCGGAACGGTGGATGTATCTATCCAGCCTGCGGAATGGAGCTTCATGATCAAATTTATAGACACTGTTGGTATTCCTCCCAATCTGGATGACTTGAAGGCCGTGATCGAAGAGATTAAGCCGGCTCATTTAGCGGTGGAGTATGAATTCAGCTATTTGCTGATCAAGGATGTCCACGGTATTTTATCACTCCATGACATAGAGCAACTACCTTTATCCAAATTTGCAGGAGGTGGTCCAATTGGCTAGTAATACGCCTAACTTAGATTTGTTAAAAAAAGACCCTGTCACGGATGGGAATGACACGTTCAATATCGAAACGATGCTGAATGAGAACTGGGATAAGATTGATGCGGCCGTGGGGCAACTGGAGGAGGATATGCAAGAAATAGATATCCCACTCTCTGATGCAACGAACGGAACGCGGAGCAATGTGGCTGGATCGGAGAAGGCGGTCGGGTTGGTTATGCAGTCCGCCAATGCGGCTAATCTAGCAGCTGGGGCGGCACAAACCAAAGCAGACCAGGCTTTTCAGCTTGGCAATGAGCGGAAAGCGGAAGTGGTTGCCGCGCTTGTTGCCCTTGGGGTATCGGCATCCACTTCGGATTCATGGGACACGCTTATTAGTAAAATGGCGACGGTTATCCGGGCTACTGGTAATGCGACGGCTGCTGATGTGCTGGCAGGTAAGACGTTTAGTAATGCGAATGGTAATGGTTTGCAGGGGGCGATGCCTAACCAGGGAGCAGGTGGCACAGTAACACCGGGTACGGCTAACCAGACCAAGCCAGCGGGATATTACAGCAGCCCGATCACGGTGCTGGGTGATGCGGATTTGGTGCCCAAAAATATCCGGAGTGGGGTTGATATTTTTGGAGTGGTAGGAACTTTAGACCCGGGATTTACAGCCAGCGTTTTTGTGGATGTTACGATTAACTATCTCTATAGAGAAGACGAGAACACATACAAAAACGTAATAACATTTCCGAAAGGAACCAAATGGTTTAGGTTTGTTGCTGATATGTCTGGTGATAATAAAAACCAAGTTCGAAGAAAGATTGGTCGGGATGGTTGGTCAATCTTCGAATCTCAAATACAACTTGTAGTAGGCACGAATATACATGTTTTAGCAAGGTCAGGAGATGCGACATTTCCATCATACAATGAAGATCGCTATGGTTACTTAAATCATACGAGGAGCTACTGTTCGGATACGGAGTTAGTTTCAATCCTTTTTGATTATTATTTGAATTCTCATAAACCTAACTTTATCCCCACATCTGGATATGATGGTGATGTAACGTTAAGACTCTTAGGGATTAACGCAATGACACGTACAAATAAAGTAACTATATCAGAACCTGTCGTCAATATGCGTGGAACTATTTATTATGGAGGTTGATTTTATGCTTTATTTAGATGGGCATGGGGTTGGGGAAAACACAATGCGCATAACGTACGTCTATGACTCTGTATTTCCAGAGCAAATGACGGACACGGGGTTTTATGCAGAGTCCCTGCCATAAGCAGATACGCCGGAGGGCATGTACCCAGTTCTGATGGCTACACTGGACACGCAGCGACTGTACTACAACTACGAAGCATTACCAAATCCTGTTGTCCCAGAAAACCCGACGGAAGATCAGACTCCGGATACAGCGAAAAACCTGAAAATGCCGTAAGGCGAATTATTAGAGAAGGGTGTTGACAATGATACGCATATTCAGATCAAGAGACAGCGCAGAAGCGATCGAGCTAGTGGACGGCGAGATGGCGACAATTAAAAGAGTCATTCAGTTCACCGGTTATCCTGTGACGGTTAATTATGATGTCGAGGGCAATGTTGTGGCGGGAATAATCAAGAGCCCCAATGAGATGTTAGTCGCCAAGGTTGGACAGTTCATTTGCAAGGAGAGCAATGGGAAGCTAAGTGTGTGTGATTACGAAAAGCTGATCGAAAAGTATGAGGAAATTACAGAAGGAACCGCATCGTAATGATGGCGGTTATTTTTATGCTTTTTATTGCCCCCGCCCCATCGGGGGCTTTCTCTTTCCCCCTGCAATTTCACTCCCCACCCGATCGGAGGTGAACAAGCATGAGTGAGGCAACGGATCAGGAGCCGAAGCTTCTGGTGGAAATACAGATCCAACTTGCCCGAATTGAAAAGACGCTCGAGACGGTGCCGATGATGACGGCGACGCTGGAGGCGGTCAAGGAGACGGCGCGGGATGCGCAGCAGGCTGCGGCCTCTGCACATCAGCGGTTGGATGGGCTTGGGCAGACGAAGGACGTAGCTGATGATGCGAGACGCAAGGCGGAGGCTGCGCTTCACCGACTGGATCAGGCTGAGGATGAGCAGAACTGGTTCAAGCGAACCTTTTATGGTGCGGTAATCGTTGCTGTGGGCGGGGCGCTGGTCACGGCTATTTTTGCAGCCATTAATCTGGCAGGGACATAAGTACAAGCAATGTCTATCAAATCGAGTATTTTATATTAGGAGTGAGAGAAATGCAGAATCGCAGCAACAATCATGCACAGGGCATTGATGTCTCCCACTGGCAAGGCACCATTGATTGGGATAAGGTGTACTCTTCGGGTAAAAGCTTT